TGATATTCAAATAGCATAATATATTGACTTTATGGTATATTATATGCTAATGGGATTATTTGATAGATTTAGAGCAACGCAAGAAAATCCAGTTGATGTAGCTGCATCACTCTCACCATACAACGCTCAACAATTAGTTGGCGGAATTTTATTTGGAACAACAACTGCAACTCGCGAGCAATTTATGGCAATACCATCAGCAGCTCGTGCAAGAAATATAATTTGCTCAACTGTCGGATCATTACCTTTAGAGCAATATAATCATTTTACAAATGAACACATAAGACCAAACCGAGTAATTATGCAACCAGATCCAAGAGTTGCTGGTTCAGCAATTTACAGTTGGTTGGCTGAGGATATTTTGCTATACGGCGTCGGGTATGGAATTTGCCTCGACACTTATGCCGCGACAGATGCTTCAAGAATTAGAGCATGGACAAGAGTTGCGCCAAATAGAGTTTATGCTTCATTAAATGCTAATTCAACAGAAATTGATTATTACACAGTTGATGGTAAGCGAGTGCCACCATTTGGTTTAGGTTCCTTAATTGTATTTAATGGATTAGATGAAGGAATTCTTAACAGAGCAGGTCGCACAATTAAAGCAGCGGCAGAATTAGAAAAAGCAGCTGAAATGTACGCTAAAGAGCCAATGCCACAAATGGTTCTTAAATCAAATGGAACAAATTTAACTCCAGAGCGTATTACAAAATTATTAGAAAGCTGGAAAGCTAGCAGAACTACACGCAGTACGGCATTTTTGAATGCTGATGTGGAATTGCAAACTTTAGGCTTTGATCCTAAATCGCTTCAAATGAATGAAGCTCGTCAATACCTTGCTTTAGAAATTGCAAGAGCATCTGGCATTCCAGCATCATTTATTTCTGCCGAAACTACTTCAATGACTTATTCAAACATGACAGCTGAAAGAAAAGCACTTATTGACTTTTCATTACGACCAATTTTAACTGCAATTGAACAAAGATTATCTCAAGCCGATTTTTGCCCTAATGGTATTGAAACTCGATTTGACATTGATGATTTCTTGCGTGGATCTGCTTTAGAGCGTGCGCAAGTTTATGAAATCCTAAACCGCATTGGCGCGATGAGCGTTGAGCAAATCCAAGAGGAGGAGGACTTGATTCGATGAAAACAAGAAGTTTCACTAGTAACCGAGCCAGCAATTGATTCTGCAAGAGTGGCGGAAGTTGCTGCAAGTGAAACACCAGAGAATTCCGAAGCAACCGCTGAGGATACAACAACAGAGGAGAACAAAGTGTCAGAGATTACATCTGAGGCTCCTATCGCGACCGAAGCGGTAGAAGCGACACAGGCTCCAGTTGTAACAGCCAACTACATGGCATACACAAAGCCACGCGTTGATACAAATGTTACAGCAGGACAATATGCAGCAGCACAGATTCGTGCAATTCAAGGCGACAACGATGCACGCGATCTACTTGCAGCATTAGCAATTGGAACAGTTTCAGAAAACACAGGAATGGTTCCACCAAATTACTTACGCGATGTTATTGGCGTAATTGATTCATCAAGACCATTTATTGATAGCATCGAGCGCGCACCGCTTCCTGCTTCTGGGCTTAAAATCTTTACTCCAGTATTAGGAGCGCAAGCAATTGTTGGGCAAACAGCAGAAGGCGTTGAATACGCATCTCAAGATACAGCTGTTACTTTCCAAGAGGATAACATCGTCAAATTTGCGGGTGCAAATGTGTTTAATCAAGAGGTCTTGGATAGATCAGACCCAAGTATGCTTGACCTGCTCATTCGTGAGTTGGCCGCATCTTACGCACAAAAGACAGATCAGTATGCAGCTCGTATTGCAGCAGATGGTGCAGATTCATCAACAGGTTCAACACTTTATAAGTCTATTGCAGACGGAATTGCTGATTCCTACAATGTAATGCGCTTTACTCCTAACAAATTGTTAGTTGCGCCTTCAGGTGGATATGTAAACATCGATTACGCAAACTTATTGGGTGCAGTTGATGGTTCACAACGCCCACTATTTGCAGCAGCAGCTCCACAAAATGCTGGTGGTCTAATTACTCAAGGTTCAACAACTGGAACAGTTGCAGGACTTGATCTAGTAGTAGATCCTAACTACACAGGAAACACAGGCAACGCAAAGGTTGCTTTGGTTTATCCTTCACAGGCGATGAGATTCCATGAGTCCGGAACATTTGAGATTCGTGCCAATATCGTTGCTAACGGCCGTATTGAAATCGGTCTATATGGTTATGTTGCAGTAGTTAATCGCTACCCAACAGCATTCCGTAAGTTAGACATAGCTTAATTTAACTGAGTGCCTATGGTTGCTCCCGATCATAGGCATCCTTTAATGGGAGTAAGGAGATGACATGCCAACCATAATCACAGCCACCGAGTTGAGATCCGTGCTTGGCGTGTCATCTGCCTTGTATGATGACACATACCTAAATGGTTTGATAGATACGGCAGAAAATACAATCCTGCCAATGTTGGTCACATTCAAAAGCCCAATTCAAAAAACAGTATTAAACGATAATGTCGCCACTTTCACTACACTAGGTATTCATGAATTCACAGCAGGACAATCAGTCGTTATCGCAGGATGCGGAAGCCCATACAATGGAACAAGAACAGTACTTGACACAGATCTTGGAGCATATACCTTCCAAGCTGCAATCACTAATGCCGATGTCGCAGAAGCAAATGTTATTCCAAGTGGAAGCGCGACTTTATCATCAGCATCTGTTGCTGGAAATGTTTATTCATTTGTGCCTGAAACAGTAATTCCACCAGCTGTTGTGGTTGTTCCAGATAGCCCATACCTTGAATTTGAAACAATTAACAAATCAAACATTAGATCAAAAGTCAATATGACTATCACAGTTGCAGTTGCATATAACAGCAATCCTGCATCGCTCGACAATATCGAGCAGTTAATCATAAGCGTTCTGGCAGTTATTCCAGCGGGATACATTGTCAGCTCGGTCGAAAGACCAACAGTTACCACAGTCGGAGCATCGACTTTGACTTGATGGCGTCGCTTATAAGACAACAGACATTTCAGGAACATTTGCATTATCAATGTTGGCTGACTGGGGCAAGGCAAACTCAGTTTGCGAAGCTCTATGGACAGCAGCAGAAACTGCTCCAGATACAGATATTTCAATTACACTCACAGCTGCAACAGGAGCACAATTTGTGTTTCCAGTAAAGCCAGAGTTTCCAACAGCAGGTGGATCAGGAATTGATGCACAAACTGTTGATTTTGAATTTACTGTTTCAGGTGGAGCAGTAACAGAAACATTTAGTTAAGAAATAAAACGGGAGCAAAAAAATGAAGTTACCAATTACAATTGAATATAACTCAGGCGAACAAGCAACTTATATTGCCCAACCGCCTGAGTGGGCTAAGTGGGAAAAGCAAACTGGTCACACCATAAGCCAAGCAAAAGAAAAACTTGGCATGTGGGATCTGATGTTTTTAGCATATAACGCACATAAGCGAGAAGCAGCAGGAAAACCAGTAAAAGGATTTGAAGTATGGATGGAAACTGTCGCTGATGTAATAGTCGGTGATGCAGACCCAAAAGTCATCCAGCAGGAAGCCTAAGCAGATTATTGGTTGAGTTGGCAATAGCCACACAAATTCCAATGAGTGAATGGGTTGATTCAGACGACATTTTGACAGCGATCGAAGTATTGGAGCAGAGGTATGGCAAGTGAAACAATCGCCTATAACAAAAAAGACCTACGCGACATTTACAAAGCTTTCAAACTTATGGATGAACAAGCTACTGATGAAGCACGCCGTCAATCTGCTGCTCTGGCGTATTTTGCATCTGAGGAAATTAAACAGGCAGCTAGAACTAGAACAAAGGCTGGCAAAGTTGCGGAGAGAGTCGCGGATGGCGTTAGCATCTCTAAGTCAAGCAAGATCGGTGAATTCAGTTATGGATTCGCACGCCAAAAGTTTTCAGGTGGTGCTACTACACAAACCCTATGGGGTGGCATTGAGTTTGGTTCAAATAAATTCAAACAGTTCCCTGCATATTCTGGACGGCAAGGTCGTGGATCTCGCGGATGGTTTATTTATCCAACCCTTCGCAGAATTCAGCCTGAATTGATTAACAAGTGGGAACAAAGTTTTGATCGCATCATTAAGGAATGGGTCTAATGGCTACTGGTAATCGCACATTAAAGTTATCAATCCTTGCTGATGTTGATGATCTAAAAAAGAAATTAGGCGAAGCTGATAAAGCCGTTGAAACTAACTCAAGCAAAATTTCAGAATTTGGAAAGAAGGCTGCTGCTGC